TTTTGCTCTCCTTCATCATATCCTTCATCGTAGCCTTCATAGTAGGCTGCCTCACGACCATCCTCGTAGCCTCTGTCGTAGCTCGGGTCGGCCTTCAACCGATCAGCAGCACTGGCAGCGTCCGGCCGTCCTATTGCACGCATGAGATCGCTGAGCGCATCGAAGAGAAACGGCTCGTAGTACGAATCCAGTTGCGCATCCCTGAGCGCATTGGCAACACCCTTCAACGCGCCTGGCAACGGAGATTCGGGCACTGTACGACCACTGATGAAGGTTGTGCATTTGCCTTCATGTCCCTCTTGTTCTACGCACCGACCATACGGCCCGACCGTGCTACACTGCGTCCATGAAGCTCCGCGACCTGCGATTGCTCCCGCTGGGTTCCTCGTCAAACTCATGGCTTTCTCCCGAAAAACTTGAAAACCAACGGCTCGGCGGAAACCGCCGAACCAACACCATTCCACGTCTGCTTGCGTGCATTGAAGTAGTCGAGAGCTTTCTGCTCGACATCGAAACCGAGAAAGTTTCGCTTGAGCCGGTAGGCAGCCTCCCCAGCCGACCCCGAGCCCGCGAACGGGTCGAGCACTAGCTCTCCTTCTTCACTCGACTGCCTGATCAAAACTTCGCACAACTCCACTGGTTTCTCGGTGGGGAATGCGTCTTTACGCTTGATCCACGGAACGGGAAGAACGTTGCGCACGCTCTTGTCCTTGGGCATTGGACGCTTGCCCTTGCGCGCGAGCAAGATCATCTCCCACTGGCTGCGGAACGGATAGCCCATGCCCGGCACACCAGGCGAAAACTCCTGACCGCAAACGCGCTTGCAATGAGGACAGATCTGGTCAACCTCTTTGCCGACCTTGTGCCAGACAAGCGATTTCCGTAGCTCGAAACCAACCTCCCGCAACATCGGCTTCAGAATGTCGCCCGTCTCCTCATCGCACATGATGTACATGTCCGTGCCCGAGCGAAGCACTCGATGACATTCAGCGAAAAACGGTGGGAAGTAGGAGTTGGGGACGGTCGGGAACCACTCGTTGCTCGACTGCTTGGACTTCTTGAGTCGAGTGGTCGTGCCCATTGCCCTCCACTTTTCGAGCGACTCATACGGAGGATCCGTGACGATCATGTCCACAGAGCCCGAGGCCAACAACTTCAGCCCCTCCATGGCGTCCATGAGCTTGATCTCGTGACTCACTGGACCTCCAGATACTTCTCCAAAGGACACTCGGCCAGATCGGTCTTTGCCTTGTCGCGATGCTCCAGCAACGACTCGACACTCTCGGGCGCCCATCCAGTCACGCCACAGTTACCCTCGATGTGAGGATCGAAGAACGTACACGCGAGACATGCGGTGCTCGGAAACACCATCTCATCGCGCATGACCCCAGCTAGCTCCTGCCGCTCTTTCTCCTGCTCATCCGTTTGCCGGACCGTGGACTTCTCGACCTCGCAGCCGTGATTTTTGAGCAGCGTCTCGGTCGCCTCTGCATCCTCATCCGTGAGCACGAAACGCATGACGGAACGGCCACCCTCGTGTTCCTCGGGGATGTTGCCCTTCGGCTGGAGCACGATTTGCTCCCCACCGCGAACGATGAAAGTCCACAATCGCTTGTCCTTGACGCTCACTGACAAGCAACGGCCTTCGCTTCCCACCCCACCCGGCGTTTCGCGATCTCGTTGATCGGCTCGATGTGCAGCAAAATCTGCAACACACCTTCCTCGGCCAGAGTCCGATCGAGATGCATCGAAAGCACCTTGGCGGCGTTGTCGATGAATGAGAAGTGACCTTGGGTTTCCGCCACCGCGGCTTCCATGGAAAGAGCCCAGGAAGCCTCCGCGATGGGCTCCTCCAGCAGCGTCTCCGGGCCGTCTAACGTGACCTTGTAGCCCTTCTGGACTAGCTCCCTCTGGACCAGGGCTCCGATGACCGGGACAGCGCTCCGGCGTCCCTGGGTGGACGTGAGAGCCTTGTGGGCGTACTTCTGCCGCAGATCCTCGGTCATGTGGACGATGGCTTGGTCGTCTAGCTCGACCTTCCGCAAAGCCGCCCTATGTCCCGCTCGGTATCCTGGCACGCCGACCCTGCCCTCGGCCACCGCGAGGAATTTCTCCTTTCCCTGCGGGACCAGCGCAGCTTCCTGTAGCTCCGGCTCCAGGGCCTCTAGTTCCTTCATCTTCTCGCGTTGCGCACCGTCTAGCTCTTCTCGGACCTCCTGAGAAGCCTTCTCAAGCTGGGCTCCCAACACTGCGGGATCTCGGACAGCACTTTCGACGGGAACAGCCGGAGGAGCACCCACAGGCAAGCTCCCCGTGCGTAGCTCGGGAATGTCATCATCGAATTGCAGTCGTTCGATGATGTAGCCCATCACCAGAGGGTGAAGTTGCGGAAGGCCGGTGCCCTCGGGATGGAACACCAAATCCTCTTCCTCGAAATTCAGATCCCGTAGGGCTTGTTGTCGGTCCTTGAGGTTGCGAAGTGCTGTAATAGACTCTTCGATATCCTCGGCCGTCTCGTTTTGCAACGGCTGAAACTCGGTACGCGCAGCTTCCTCGATGCGACGACCAAGCTCGGGATCTTCTGCAACCAGCTTGACCAGATCGGCAAGCACTTGTTCTTCGTGGACACCCTGCTCTAGCTGCTCCAACAACGCGGCGATCCGAGGATCGAGATCTTTCACAGACGCCGAGAGTCGGCCGATGGCAGCCCATAGCTTGGGATCGACCTCACTCATCCTTCTCATCCTTGACGCCCATTCGAACCGTCGAATGCGGCTTGACGACACGTTCCTTCTTCGGAGCCCACGGATCTGCGGCAGGTTGTGACGATGGCGGCGGACCACCATCGACCATGATGCCCTCGCGCGGAACCGGTGTGTTTCCTGGCACCGGTTGTGGAGACGGTCTCGGCTTGGCTACTGGCTTGGGCTTGGGCTTGGGCTTGGGCTCAGGATCAGGGACTGGTTCTTCGGCAAAGGGCTCGTCTTGCTCAACCGAAAGCCCGAGATCTTCCGTCATCTTCTCGACCTTCTTTTGAGCCTGCGTTGGTGGCCCCGTGGAAGGCTCCGGCGTGCCCTCTGTCGTTGGGTCTTCCACACCACCTACGAGCCGAGGAACCTGCGGACGTGTCTTGCCTTTCTTCTTGGCCAGGGCTTCCAGCGCGATATCGACTGCGTTGGCGCTCTCCTCAGAGCTAACCTCCAACCGTCCATCGGAAGGCAAGTCGTCATCCGTCACTGGCGTCCAGTCGCCACGCCGCGCAGCGATGTCGAGTTTCATCGCCTTGCGAGACAAGTCCTTCCACTCCTCTTGGTGGATCATCAGATGCCGAGGCAACGCCAGATCTGAGAACCGAGGGTTGTTGAGCAACCGCTCTACCTGCGTATCCATCCGATGTTGCCACTGCGACTCTGCCCACCCGGCTCGCCTACACGTAGGATTGCGACACATGCCACAGACCTGATCTGTGACGCTGGACGGATCGACTCGTTCGTGAAGTTTCTCCTCCAGCGATTGGACACAATCCATCAACAGGTCTGTCGGTTGCCGAGACATCCTCTAAAGGAGCACTATCGGATCATTCGTCAAGCAGATTGTCGAGCAACGTGTCCTCATCTGCCTTCGCCTTTGGCTCGGGCTCGGGCTCAGGCTCGGGCTCGGGCTCGGGCTCAGGCTCAGGCTCAGGCTCAGGCTCAGGTTCCGGGTCGGGCTCAGGTTCCGGGTCGGGCTCAGGTTCCGGCTCAGGCTCCTCGAAACTCTGGACTTCGCCATTCGACTCGGGTGGAATGGGGTAGTCGGGCTCCGCAGGCGTGATGGAGTCGTCCACAAACTCTTCGGGCTCGGGCTCGAAAGGCGCGGGTTTGGGCTCCGGCTTTCCTCCAGGGGGGATAACCCCTCCTGCCTTCTTGCGTCGAGCCTCGTGCTTGCGAAGAACCTCCAGCAGTGAAAGCCAGTCTACGCGACCATGATGTTCGACACCGATGCGTGGAACCTCGATCAGAGCCAACGGACACGAGAAGCACTTGCTCGACATTTCCTTCAGGCCGCAGATGCGCTCCCAAGTCTCGATCTGCTGGTAGTCGTGCTGAGAGATCTCCCCACTGGCCCACATGGACCGAATGTCGAGATCCAAAGTCACCAACGGTGGAGGCCAGAGACGCCCATGCTTGCAGCGAATGGTGACTTCGTTCTCGGCGTACTGCGGAATCAGTATTTTGGTCGGTTTCATCAGATACCCTTATAGTCGGCGAGTACGGCAAACTGCACGGGATTGATCGTGAAGTCCGTACTCTTCCAAAGCACGTGTTCCCCATCTGACGAACGAATCTCGATGGGATGAGAACCTCTGTTTCGGCACTTGTAGAGAACCTCTGCCAGACTCTCTACTGTACCCTGCCGCAATGGCTTTCGTAGTCTGTGGACGTAGACATCGCCTGCCTTGAAATCAGGAACACTGACCGGGACCGAATCTGGCGGGGCCGGGTCTGGCGGGGCCGAATCTGGGACTGAATCTGGAGGCGGCTCCACGACACCCAGACGAACATTTGCAGATTCAGCACGGTTGGTGAGTTGAACCGGAGCGATCGGATCTGGATCTCCGGCATCTGGCGTAACCGCTGCCGATCCGGCAACGGCCTTGGGAAAGAACGACTTGATCTCCTCCGGCCATTCCGCTTTACCTGAAGTGTACTCCACAAGGTTCCAGGGAACCATCCAGTCGTACCCCATCTCGCAGTCGAGCATCAACGGAATCGGCCACTTCAACTTGAGGATTGCCGAGTTGCGAATCATCAACGGCATGATGACGTTGAGCGCTTCCTCCACGATGTCCGTCACGATCTCGAAAACGATCTCGTCATGCATGCACGCGACCATGTAGACCTTCTCCAGCCAGTCGCGTTTCTTGCACTCCTTGTAGATCAGAGACATCGCCAGCTTCAGGATGTCAGCCCCGCTGTTATGGACTACGACCCCATCCGCTACAAAAGCGTGCTCATCGTCAAACACCTCAATGTCGTACATATCCACCATCGTGGTGGAGTCTTCCGTCACGACCGGAGTCTCATAGTCGTACTTTAACGCTTCCCAAATGGAAACAGGGACCTCGTCAGGGGGCAACCTTTTGAGATACCTGAGGCACTGAGGCTTGCTACCAGACCCAACACATAGCCTCAACACAGCCGATTTTTGCTCACGTGGGAGCGCCTTATACACAGACGATTGCCGCACGCAGGCGCCTATCTGGCAAACGAGATCCGTGGGCAGACGATACCACTGCCCCATCCATGGGATCTCTCTGTTCTCGATCGCCTGCGCTTTCGTGAGCTGGTGGGGTTTTCCAAAATCGAACGTTTGGCCGGCTTGAAACACACGCAGACATCTCGACCGATAGGACGCCCGAATTCCGATAGAGTGCAGCAACGCTTGGGCATCTTGCAGAAGCGCTAGATATACACTCCTCACCGACGCTGCGTCCCCTGATGGACTCATGCCCCCGTCCGCGCTGAAGTATCCACGCAGGAAAGCTGCTCTGTTGCTGATTGACTCGCTCCAAACCGCTGAGGGAAAACGCTTCGTCCACGTGTTCTGATCTTCTACCCCCAAGACCTCACAACAAAACCTACGAAAAGCCGTGTTGTAGATGCAGATCTCCCACGTGGGCCGTTTATGCTTCTCATTCTCAGGGCGTTTCTTTTTCCGACACGTCGCTCCCACACCAAGGGCATCGTTGAGCTTGTTCACCCACGCTCGTGCATACTCCTCCGCCAAAAAATCAGTCGCGATACTCTCGTTAGCTTCGCCCACATAGACCTTCAACCCATCGTGGTAAAGAGAACCATCCCCATAAACCATCCCCAGAAATTCCCACAACACTGGGCTGTTTCCCTGGATGCCAAATCCTTTCCAATTGTGTGACTCGTAGGTTGGTTCTGGCAACTCGATAGCTTCCGCATTGCAGGCGACCCAACACTCTGGCGTCAAATCCTCCTGCCTCACCCACTCAAACCCTTCTTCAGTCCAGACACGAAATCGATGATCCGGGCTTGTTTTCAAGACACGCCCAGAGTCAAACACAGTCATGCAAAGTCGCTTTTTCCCCGAAGCGAAAGCTCTAGCGTCTTGCCAAGCCGTACCTGTCCACACCTGAAAAGTCTGATCTTGTAGGTCTGCGATGCGCCTAAGACCAAGAGACGTAGGAATCCGCGTATCCGAATTCAAACACCCCTGGATCGGCGCATTCACTGCGTTCCGTTTTGCCTTGGAGATGAAGAATCCGTTATCGCGTCCCGTCCTCGGATCCCTCTTCGGCATGTGGATGTCGGGAAGTGGACAACGCCGCCCAAATGCCGTGAGCACGTATCCATTCTGCTTGACGAATTCGTGCTGCCCCTTGATCCAACTCTGAAGCTGGGTATACGTCGCCGTGAATTGTCGATAGATGCGCCAACCTTCGTTCTCGTCAACACCCGTCGAGCGCTGTACGGCACTCCCAGCACCGCCGTAACATAAAGCAAAATTGCATGCTTTGGCCTGCTTCCTCAGTTGCTTGAATTGCTTTTTGTCCTTCTGCGAATCCTCTCCGTAAAACGCGATCGTGGACAGCGTGTGGATGTCTCCAATCTTGTCCGAACCGCAGCGCGGACAGAAGTGTGGAGGAGCCTCCGGTGTGTTCTTCCCATCGCCTTGATCGAACGTCCTGCCACATTCGCTGCAACGGAAATGCTCGATGATCCACTTGGGCTCACGACTGAGGTTCGTGATGATCCTGATCTCTTCGCCAGAGTAGTCGATTGAGCACAAGATGCGGCCAGGTCGAGCCGTAATGCATTCACGTAAACGACGGAGGCACTCAGGACGCTTCGGATCATACGTCGCTGGCGTCGCGTGCATCATATAGCTCGTGCCGCCGTTGCGCTTCGGGTTCTTGTCCGATGGTGTAGAGAACCGACCCGTGTCCGTGCGCCATCCCTCAAAGTCGATCTTGAGCGTCCCGTCCTCGGGACATACGTTATCCCGCATCGGCAACAGGAAACGCGACAAGGCTGTTTGGACCTCACGAAAGCGCTTGATCCGTGCCATGAACGGGAAAGTCTCCCCGTGCAGGTCGGTCAAACGATCCAACTCGGCCGCCGAAGTCATGACCTGCTTGGACTCCTCCGTGCGCTTCAGGCCAGGAATCTCCATCTCCTCAAACAACGGCCCAAGCCGCCGCGCGCTCATCACGTCACACTGGTAAGGAAACTCATATGTCTTTCCATCCGACAGGCTCTTCGTGACCTTCTTGTTCTGTCTCTCCTCGACCTCGGCCAATGTTTCGGACCGGTCCCATGTGGGACGCTTGCGATTGTGCTCTACGACCTTCTTGGCTTCCTCGATCTGAATCCTGTAGTCCTGCTTCGCATCCTCGGAGTTGAACAACGGAGGAAGATCCTCCTTGTCCCCCTCGAAGGGCACTCCCTTCGCCAAGACATGCCACCACGCCGGAGCGATGTCTCGCCCGCAGGCTTCCTCGCAGAAGTCGTAGATGGCCTTGATCGAATCGAACAACTCCTTCTGCCCAAGCCGGATAAGCTCAGCAACCCGGTCCTGATTGGTGTGGACTCGACATCGCTCCATCCACCGCGTCGCCGTGCAGCACATCTTCTCGATGTTGTAGATGGTGCGCTGGCTGACGCCTTCTTCGGGCTTGACCACTTTGGGATGAAACAGCTTGAACAGCCGATACGTGAAAAGCGCATCACCACTGCCGTACCAGACAACGGGCTCCCATCCGGGGTCTAGCTCGGAGAAATCGTAGTGCTCTCCTTCCTTGCCGTCTGGGAACAACTCCCATAGCTCGATCATGTACGACGGGACCTTCTCGCCGTTCTTGCGTCGCTTGCGATCCTCCTCGACATGTGGGTTGAAGAATTGGTCCGCCAGGTACTTGAGGCCAATCCGCTCCAGCTTGTTGTTGTACAGGTAAGCCAGAATCAGCGAGTCTTCCCAGCCATTCGGATCATCGAATTCAGCGAGGGCCTCTCCGCCACTGAATTGGAGCAACTCGTGATCGAATTTCCCCTTGTGGAAGATCGGCTTCGCCTTCGACGCGAACAACCGCCGTAGCTCGGATTCAAACAAGCTGACGGGGATGTTGTGCTTGGCTCCTGCGCCCTTGTGGCGTACCGGCGCATAGTAGCCGTGAACGCCATCGTGGCTCAGACACGCGCCAACGATCTGGTCCCTGGTACGTCCCTCGAAAACCCGAACGTCGAGCCCCGTCGTCTCCAGGTCGGCAGCATACAGGCCAGCCTCGATACACTTGTCGATCACACCAGGAAGCATCTCGGCAGTGACCAATTCCATCACCGCGTCGTCCATCCACTCACGACGCTCGACGGTTGGCCGTGCCTTCTCTCGGGCTAGCTTGAGAAACGACTGAGCCACGATCTCCTTTACCCCCTCTCGCTACAAAACGAATCCCTCACCCTCGACCACAATGACGTATCTACCCTCATCCCAGGCAAGAGCGACCGCAGACGCCACATAGGCTTGATCGGGCGTCAACTCGGGTGGGAGGTAGCACTGTGGCAGAGACCCGTTACCGCCTGGACGGCAATTAGCCCCGGCCATAGCACAGCTACCGTTCTGGCCGAGAATGCACCACGCCTCTTCCTCTGGCACGCGCTGCGCAGCTATGCGCGGAGGCCGACCCAGCTTCTCTCGCAGCATCTTGGTGTGGCCGTGCATCGCGTGAGACAACACGTTCCCAGACACCACAGGTATGCGCGGTTCCCACGACGTGCCCTTCAACGGCGCGAGGACTCCCCACGGATCTTCCAAGGGAACAGGAAACATGAGCCGAAGATCACCGAAGATCGCATCGGCCAGAGTCACATGACGCGTTTTGGAAAGACGCGGCGGCACATCCGCAGGGTCGGCCACGTCTCACTGTACCGATCACGTTACTTCCCTGAGCTTCTCCAAAAGACGGCGATGCAGGCGAGCAAGCGAAGCCTTCCCTTCCATCTCAGACCACTCTTGCTTGCGAACCCCGTACATGATGCGATCGTAGACTTCCACGAATCCTAGGGTCAACTGCATATCGAAAGACCGATCGTGAACGATGTTGTCGAGAAACCGATCCATCCGTTTTGCCTCTCGCTCGAAGGAAACGCCAGATGCGACGATTTCATCGATCTCGCCAACGACACTCGGTGCCTCTTCTTCCGTGTCCTCTTCCTCCCAGGGTAGCGGCGGAAGATTGAACCTCTGCTCCAGCTTGTCACATGCCTCACGAAAGCTGAGTCCTTCCTTGTCCATGACCAAGGAGATCGGATCTCTGGCTTTCCCGCATGCGAAGCAATAGGTGCTGTTGGTTCGTGGGTAGTAACGGGCCGAAGGCTTGTTGTCTATCCCGTGAAGATCGCAGCGATACTGCTGCTCGCGCGTATCGTCAGGCAAGATGCCGTAGCCGTACTCGGCTAAAAGAACGCCGATGTCGGCTCGCTCGCGCAGCCGAGCAGCCCGTCTCTGGCCCCGAGTGGGCATACTCTATACTACGCCAACTTCAGCCTGGGTTGTTCGTCAGCAGCCGCAGAACATGCTCTGCCTGTTTCTCCCAAACAGGCCAATCGTGCTCTGTCTCCTCGTTCGGATCTTCGTAGATCTCCCTATGCTCTTGAGCAAAAGCATCGAGCCACGCCGCATCGCGCTCCGCGCCCATCGCCTCTTGCTCCGACAGACCAACTTCCGCAGAAACTCTCCCTGCCTCGTAAGCACCACACAAAAGAGCCGCCAGCCGTTGCTTCAGAACCTCACGCATCTTCCCGCCTTTAGAAATGTTCCCAATCATAGGCAACTAACCGGCCGTCTTTGGTCCGACCCACCTGCCCACAGTCGATGCTCCAGGTCCAGTCGAGCTCATCCGACCAACCCACGTGTTCCACATGTTCCATCCTCACGATGGGAAGTCCAGTTTCCTTTGACAACTCGCGATCAGGTCGCGTCTTCGCCAAAAGCTCACCTTGCTGCGTCAACTCACAGTCGCAAGCAGCAACGCCGCTTTCTCGCGTCGGCACCTTGACGACTTCATCGCCGTCGCGAAAAACGACTCGATGACGACTCACGGCAAGAGGAGATCCGTACAACTCCTCAGCCAATTGCCGTGCTCGATCGTAACGCTCCTGTGGGAATATATCATCCATGAGCTTGTCGCCATCCCTGCGCTATAGCAAAAGCCACAGCAGGAACCACGTTGGATTGCTCAGGGCCCACCTGTTCTCCGTCGTCTGTGTAGAAGCGTACACGATTGTACTTGCCCCGGCACAGCCACACCCGCCGACCGTCAGGCAAATCGTAGGGCAGACCGTAGATTGTGCCCCACGGTACAGAATCAGGAAGCAGCGGCAAGCCGCCAAACCTCCGCGTAGATCCTAGCATGTCCTCAAGCTCATCCACATCGATGATGGGAATATCGTGCTGCCGAGCCTTGTCCAGCTTGCTTCCAGACTTCGTGAGCCCTGCCTTGCTCGTCACGACGTAGGACAGGCTTCGGCTGAAGTTGCCCTTCACGATGCCGCCCTGAGCCTCGATCTTGCGCTCCAGATCCTTGTCGCGAACCTGCGTGAAACAGAAGCTCTTGCCGGTCATCTTGCCCACGATCGGCTTCTTGATGCGCACACCAGCGTCGAGGAGGTTGTTGATGAATGTCTTGCGGGCCTGAAGACCCTCCACAAAAGCCTCAGCCTTGCTCTTGCCCATCTTGGGGACCGTCATGAGATCTGCCACGGTCGCGTCCACCATCTTGCCCAGCGTGTCGAAACCCGCTTCGCAGATGGTCTCACAGACAGACCGCGAGCACATGTCGATTCCGAGCGAACCCACGAACCGCGCCAGCGGTAGCTCCCGCGTTGCCTGGATGTTGTCCACGATCCGGTTCGCTGACGAGAAGCCAACCTTCTTGCCGCTCGTGCGGAAGTTAGCCAGTACCTTCGGCCGCAGATGGTACAGATCGGCAGGCTCCCTCATGTTGCCGTGCTCGACCAAAGCCTTGATCAGCGAGTCACCCAGATCCTTGATTCCCAGCTTCGTGACCCACCGCTTGATGTTCCCCTCTACCTGGGCCGGACACGTGAGATCGTTCGGGCACTTGAGGTACGCGCCGTCTCTCTCCAGTGTCGTCCGACATACGGGGCAGCGCTTCGGAGGCTTAAAATAGCTATGGTTTGGCATTTGCTTCTCCTCCTGGGCGATAACTCGGATCGTCAAGCCGCACCCAAGGCTGGCCACAACCTCTCCACGGTCGTAGACCCACCTGCATCTCCATCCCCTCTATATCCACAAGCCTCACAACTCTTGCGTTGTACCCCCTCTGACGAGTGTAATCATTCAGAGCCGCAATCTTGGCCTGGTTCTTGGCCAACTTCAAAAACTCCTCAGGCTTTACTTCCCACACTTCCTTTATCCCTCCCTCCAGCCAAAGGAGAAAATCAGGCACGTAGCGTCTTGTAACTCCCGCGAAGAAGTATGGAATCGAGAAAGGCTCAGTTTCAAACCACTCAACACAAGGATGAAGATCAAACACCGCCACAACACGCTCTTCCCAAGAAGAGCGAACGTAGACCGCATCGTCCAGTTTCTCCGAATAGACAAACCACCCTCGTGCAAAATCTCCCTCTCTTGATAAGAGATACTTAGTTACTCCTGCTGAAATACGGGCTCGGATTTCTGGCGTTCGCTCATACTTGCCGCAGACACCTACCCCTTTCCCCCGGCGGTTTTGACGCATCCGCCGTCTTTCCGAAAGAGTACGAGTCTTACCTTTTGTGGGCGAATTTTTCCGCATGTACTGAGAGTGATCTTGACAGAGCGAAGGAGCTTTCAAAGTGTCTAGAGAAAAGGTCCTTTTGAATACTTGTGCTGTCGGATAGCCATGCTTGCGGAAATGTCCTGCCGTTATGCAATTCATTCGCCTCTTGCACACAGGACAGGTAACGGCATCTGGTGCCAAGACAATTTTCTTACGCTGGCGTTCCTTTGCTTCAGCTACCTCGCGCGCGCACGGAGGACAGCGCTTAGCATTGAAATGAAGATGGGCGATGGCGCACCCGCATCGTAGGCACTTACGCTCACTCATTATCGATACCTTCGTCCACGTTCTTTTCAATTCGCGGGATAACTTCGTTCCTGCGTGACACAAGAACACGACAACCTGGGAAAAGTCTCAGCTTGGCAACGTGCCTAGCCGTAGCAAGACTGGCTCGGGCTAGTGTCGCTCCCGCTAGATCGACCGGATCAAACTCGGCCACGGGCGTCACACGACCCGACAAGCCAACCTGCCAGCGAATATCTCTCAACCGCGTGATTTTCTTTACATGCGGAAACTTGAACGCCCTCGCTCCCTTGGGCCGACCGCTCGAATCACCCAGAACCTCCATTAGCTCCGGGTCATTGAATTCCACAACGAGCCCATCGATGTCGTAGTCGAGCGCTGCGCGAGCGCCCTCGACGTACTCCTCGTAGATCTCCACGACACCATCGGGACCGTCTACTAGCTTGAAGAACGGCGTGGCACACATGCGCTTCTTCAGCATGAGAAACTCGGTGATCTTGTCTTTGATCGCCTTGCCGCCCTTGCGAATCGCCTGGTAGTGGCTGACCGTCAGATACTTGCAGGCTGACGCATCCGACTCTCGGCGCGAGATGCCAACAGCAGCGTTGCGACGACTCTTGTACTCGCCCAGATGCTTGGTGTGCAGCTTCTTGCCCAAGATGATCTCGCCACGCTGCCAGCCCGTGAAGCCCTTTTGAACCTTCTGGAGACCTAGCATCTTGATCACATTGGACAGAATGTCCTCGCCCTCATCACCCTCGCCTCGCAGCAATGCATGGATGAGCTTGCCGTCCTTGTAGACGAGAGAGATCGATGCGCCATCCAGCTTCTCACTCACGACTAGTTGGGCTTCCTCGACCCGAGCCAAGAAGTCCTTTCGCGCCTGACCCTTCAAGCCCTTCGCGTAGGCTTTCAGGTCTCCGATGCAGGCGTCGTACCAGGCGTGTAGCTCCTTCTCCGTGTTGACCTTGAGCAGCGAGCCCATCGGAGCGTCGTGCTTGACCTTGGCCCACTTTGTCTTGGAAGCCTTCGCTCCGACGCGCTTGAAGTACTTGTGCTTCGGCGCGAGACTACGAAGCTCATCTTCGAGCGCGTCGAATTCCGCGTCGCTCATGATGGGGTCGCCGTTGTAGTAGGCTTCGCTGGCAGCCTCCAGCGTAGCGACCAATTCCTCGATGTCTCTGATAGCCATGGTCTGGTCCCGTGTTCTCTCTACGCGAGATTCGGCAAGAAGTTTACAAACTCATCCCGTTCGTCATCGCTCGCGCTACCCTTGCGAAAGCCACTAGATGCTTGCAGGGAGCCGCCTTCCGTTTGAAGTCCTCACAGGTACAGCGACATACCCGAGCCTTGGCATCAATCTTGACTTCGTAGGGAGGATTCTCTGGTTTGGAGGCATCAACAAGGCCGCGAAACATCCCCTTCTCCACGTCCGCATAAACGATCCGCGTCGTGAGACACGACGATCTCTGAAGTCGGCCGCTATCGACCTTGCTGATCAGAGCGTCGAAGGGAATGATCTCTGCCATCAACGAACCTGACGCTGCCAGATGCACTCGTACAGAAAGTCGCCCGCACTGTCGGAGGCACGGCGAGCAAAGACAAGCGTCCAGCCTGCTTGACCCATCTCCTGAGCCTTCGTGCCCCACTCCAGATCTGGAATTGACTCGATCGCGTACTCGTACTTTGGTAGCTCAGTCCCGACCCGTATCAACTCAGTCCTGGCCTGAGCCAACTCGGTCAAAACCGGAAGGTCAGCAAACACGACCTTCGCCACGACTCCCGTCAGAGCGAGAGCAACAACGAAGTTGAGAATTGTGAAGATGGTGTCCGCTTTGGTCTTCATACCAGGAGTCTACACCTTGAAGCTAACTTCGTAGCTGTGATCCTCTTCCCCGGCCGACCACTGATTGCCACAGTGACGGCAACGAAAATACTCCCGCGACCCCAGAGAGCCCAGCGAAACACCAGGGCCGCCACAAACCTCACAAACCTCGGCCGGTTCGGGAGCCTCGGGGATGGGAAGCTCGATGGTCAGGAAATTCATAGACTTGTCTCCTTACCATCTCTACGCCGAATCCGGGCGGAAGTTTACTTTTCGCGCAACTGCAAGAAACTGCGCTTTTTGCGCTTTGGCTGTTCTGCCTCGCTAACTACCTCTGCGGCCCAAGGACGTAGCTCGGCAGAATCCCAATGCCGGACACGAGCATCGGCAATTTGGAGGCTTTCCATCTCAAGCTCGATCCCCGTGAAGGCCATCCCGGCCTCGACACACGCGATGCCCGTCGAGCCCGAGCCCATGAACGGATCGACCACAAGTGAACCTTCCGGCAAGTCGCCAAGCAAACGACGGAGGAGATCCTTGGCCTTTATGGTTGGATGGTCATTCTGTTTCTTCTTGACGATCTCGACCTCGCGCTCGTCAAACCACTGCCGATGGTCCTTCGGGATCTCCATTCGCGAAGCACCTTCCTCAACCCACGCGGCGATCTCTTCCTCCGTCTTGACCTCTGCAAACTCCAGCTCGATATCATCCATATGCTCAGGCTTAGGGAACAAGCGCTTCTCCTTGACCTTGCGCTCAAACGGAACAATGCCCGCGTTGCGCTCCTTCGTTGCCGCCTTGGCAACGTAGTGGATGCGTCCGGGCTCTTGCACGAGCAAGATAGAGTCGCGGATCTCGAATCCCTTGTCCTCCAGAGCACACGCCCCGGTGTGTCCCGTGGGCTCCTCATCGGATGCGATCAACATGACGTGAGCACCCGGACGGAGCACTCGCCAGATCTGCTCCATGTAGTCGTTGCCTGAGAATTCGTCCGCCCGCTTCCCGACGATCAAAAGGCCGTGTAGCTGGTTGTCCTCGTACTCGGACCAGTTGACAGCAGACATGTCGGACACGATCAAAACTTCACCATCTGGCGGAGTGATCATCGTCTCCAGGTAGTCGATCAACTCCTGTGGTAACTCATGCATGTCTGTCTCCTGTACCTGCTTGAAGAAACGAGACGCAGTTCCGGTGTCTCCGTAGCCGGTCAGCATGTATTCGTTACCCCCGCCCGCCAACAAAGTCCCTCCCGTATGACGAGCGCCTACAGGTTTTCCGCTCGTAAGAAGACCACCTTGTTGATCAACTCCCGCCACCCCACACCCCTCTTCACACTCCCACACGGTCACGCTCTCATCTGGCTGCTTCTCACCCTCGTAAGGATGACCGGCTCCGCCTCCGAAGGGCTTAGCTCCGTCCGTCCAGCGGTTGATCATGTAGCCGGGAGCCGTGGTCGTTCCCGTCTGGCGGCAACTCGGCTTGTGTTGGAGCACCATGTTGGACGGCCACCGTCCCCCAGACGGCATCGCTTGTGGCGGAACCGGGATGCGATCCTTCGACGCAGACCCGTACCTTCCGCCACGAATGTCCTCCAACGACTCCGTGCTTCGCGTCCATGTTGGTCCAGCAATGCGTGTTCCGTCGATGTTGATCGCTCCCGTGCTCCACTCGATGCAAGACTGAGCAACCGCCCCGCGCAACGGCGCTCGGGCGAGGGTAATCACCTTCACGGCTTCACCTGTTTGAAAAACCTCGATGCGCCACCCGTGTCCGTGTGCGGAGTCTCGACCGCTGCGACCACATTGCCCACCTTGCGGACCTTCCACGATCCCGCATTGTGCCGGACGTGTCCCTTGCTCGTAGAGATTCCGCTCTGCGCATCGAGATCGGAAACAGGACAACTCTCAGCGCATCGCCAATCTGGGATCGACTCCTTGCCTCCCTCCCCGTAAGTCATGTTCTCCATGGGAGGCTTGGCTGTCTCGGAGAAGATCGTCTTGCCGCCGCTCCGCTCCCGTACAGCAACCCCACTCGCAACCTCGCGCTCCCCCACGATCTCGCAAGAAGACCGGTGCTGGAGGATGAGGTTGGCGGGGTAACGACGCCCCGGAGACGCATAGTCTCCGACCTTGAAGCCCTCTTTCATCGTGGGACCTCGATTCCGCGTCCGCCTGTTCCCATGTTTGTGTGTTGTTCTCGGCTTACCGCCCACACGACTCGCCCCGATGTTCACACTCGCTGTTCCCCACTCGACGGCACACTCGGCCGCCGACGCAGGAAACGGCTTGCGTGCTAGCGTGACTACTTTCACGGCTTGAGGATCTTCGGTCTCTTGATAGGCTTACCGAGCGTCTGCGGCTCGACGCCAGGAATAGTCCACTTGCCGCCCGGAGTGGTGACGACCGTCCAGCTATCGTTGTTGCTGATGTTGTACGTGACGCTAGTTAGCATCATCTTGTCCATGTGAAGCAAGAATTCCATGTCGAGATCGCTCGGGATCTCGATGGGATACTCACCCGTCTCGCTGTAGACTTGCCAGCCGTTTCTCTCGACTTCGCCCACAACCACATACTGCGACCACTCAGCACGCAGCGTGAACCCCGGTTGTTGTACGTGATCAGCAACCTGTTGCTCATACAGCGCGGGAGCATACAGCGCGTCGGCGTAGACCGCGTTGTTCACGAGTGTGACGATCTGAGCATCTTGCCGCAAAGAAACAGGCACCCGCTCCAGAATCTTCAAGGACTCTGCCTTGAACCGCTTTCGTAGCTCCTGCGCACCTTTGTAGAACGCCGCATGCGCTTCCTCAGACGTGTGCTTCTCGGACAACGGAACCGCGATTGCGTGCTCAGCATGAGGCGTATGGGGCCTGTCCTGTACACCTTGCCCCACGGTCTGAGTTGTCGAGGGTTCGAGGCTGAGCCGAAGCGGCTGCGGACCCACGGTTATGAGCGGCTCTCTACGCGAATCCCAGTAGATCCTGTCTCTTACCGTAGGCCAAGCTCGCCCAACCTGTCCCACGATCGCCTCGCCACTCTCGGGATCGTCTGTCGAAAGCTCGATCCGGCCCCCACTCGGATGCTTCCATCTCTGAGTGCTCCAGTCCTTCGGCGGCACGAGCACGAGATGCCCGCCCACGATCTTCTGGTCTGGCGTCCACAGCTTCGGCCCATCATCGCTCCCAAACACAGGGATCGGGGTCGTGAGCGTCGCTGCCGTAGCGCCTCCCAACCCGAGAAACTGCAAGAACCGTCGTCTACCGATTTCAGACATGTTGTCTCCTTACCTCAACTCCCCACGCACGAAGTCATGGAAGGACACGGGCTCCGCTGGTTTACACTCGTTACCCCATCCGTGCCACCCCGGCTCTGGACGCCCCCGACAGAAAAGCTCGATCTTGCTCGGTTCTGGGCCGGCTAGCTCCTCGATCAGCCTATGAAACTTCGTGGGCTTGACGCTGTGTTGCTCACGTGGCGCAGGAACGACCTCTCCCTCCATGGGAGCCCCGACCAACTGCGCCATCTTGCTCGTCTGGATCTTGAACGGACGCCCCCGAGGCTTCGTGCTCGCCGCCAGGACCATCTCGGTCGTCGGTTTTGTGAACGTTGGAGGCACACCTTGCCCGTGGATGAGCGTTCCGTCCTTGCGTGTCTTGGCCCACACCCACGCGACACCACGGTAGTGAAAACCCCACGCACGAATCAGGTCAATTGCGTAGTCGAGCCGAGGACAGGTCGCCCACAAGAACAAGGCGGCATCTTGGGCCAGTAGCTCACGCACGGGAAGCGCAGCTAGCTCCTCTTGCGACATGAGCCCGTAGTGCTTCCCAGCCGCAGCATCTTTCGTTTCCGAGCCATAGTAGAACCATGGACAGTCCGCCAAACAGATCGTGTAGATCTGCGTCTCGGCAATGGCACCCTGGTCATCAACTATGGGATAGAACGTCACCAGTCTCCCAGGGTGTAGTGCTCGGGACTCGCGTAGTAGATGCCCACGTAACCACAGCCCAGAGGGCACCGGCCATTCAGACGTGGCCATCGTCTGCGAACCTCCGCAGCGGCCGGATTGCCCATGACGAAATCAGTACTGTCGCGCGGCTCCCAGTTTCCAAGTATCCGTTCCGCCTCTTCCTCATCGAACGTGATGCCATGATCGCACGGTTCTCCCGGCTCACGGTACGCAGTGCCGTCTGCTTTGAGAATCGTCACTACCTGCCTCCCGGCCGAGACCCTTTCGCACAAGCATCGAGATAACAAACTCTTGTGCAATAGTGGTGCGCTGTTTTCCGAACTTGACATGAGCGCTTGGCGAAGGGCTTGCGACAATTCATACACACAACCATCTCCCATTTAGTGAGATCTGGTTTTTGAGCATGGTGGTCTCGGATGTGGCTTGACCAGTCAGTAAGCTCCAGGTTCTCCAACCGATTGTCGTCACGAATCTCACTTTCATGGTGGACATTTTCGCCACGCCGAAGCCTCCGACCGACATGGCTTTCCATGATGAGATCATGTTCCAACCGATACTTTCCGTCTCCCACCCACACTGCGATGTAACCATCGCTTCGTTTGAACCGGCCACCTTTCCAGTTTGGATTGTCCGATCCTTTCTTACCTCGCGCCGGGTTACCACATTCCCGAGAACAATAGCGTGCTTCGCCACGCTTAATCCGTGATCGTTGAGCATAGAAACTCTTTCTGCAAACCGGGCACGTCCGTTGTTCCCCTTTCTTACTACACTCACGTGAGCAAAACTTCCCCCCACCTTTGCGTATTTGCGCTGGATAGACCCAGAAAGCCTGACGACAACCCTCACAAATCCGACGCTCCTTTGGCATGGGAATGTTGTAGCACGGAAGCCTCCCACGGTAAACCCACCTAAGCAGTCGGTTTCATTCCACAAACAATGATCTCGTGTGCAGGCTTCAACGCTGTTCCATACCCCTTCCACTTCTCGATCAACTCAGGTGTGATGCGGGGATCTTCCTTGGCCTTGGCCAAGGCTTTACTGATGTTGAGGCTCTTTGGGAAGCCAGATCCGTAGGTCCACGCCTCCAAGTTGTCCTTCACGCCTTCGAATCCGGCTTCTTCCATCGCGACGCAGACGCGATGAAACGTCCGCGTCGCCGAGAACACCTTGGCCCAACAACCTGGCTTGAGAACGCGAAAGACCTCACGCCAAACATCAGGATCGAAAGCAATCCCGGTCGCGTCCCAAGTTTTGCCCATGAAACCGCCCTTCCCCGAACCCGATGTCAAGTCGTAAGGGGGATCGGTCAAGACAAGATCCACCGAATCAGATTCGAGGGTCTTGATTCTCTCCCGGCAATCGCCATGCCAGAGGTTGATTCGTAGTGTGTCGGTCATGCGAACAACTCGTCTAGCTCGTTGGCCACTTCCTCGTTGCGCTTCTGCTTGGCCTCCTCACTGTCCTCGATGCCTTCGTGATCCGTGAGCAAGCGACGACAGTGAAACTCCACACGCACAGGAAATCGTTCGAACGGTGCCGTGTCACGGCTCTTGAGACACTGCATGTAGAACCGACCCTGCGCCTTCAACTCATCATCAATCCACGAAGCGGTCACAACATCAGCGCTCCTCTCGGTTTCGTTCGCGTAGGCTAAAGTTGTAAGATTGTACTTGCCCTCGGCCTTCGCTGCCTCTCGCCATCCTTGTCGGCTAATCTGCCACAAGGCAACAATGGGAATGCCCATCCCGCGGTTGAAACCGAGAGCCATCTTCTTGACATCGCGAACGACCTCATTGAGATTCTCCGTCGTTGATCCCATCCGCTTCCGGGGAGCCATCAACCCCATGTGGTCGATGAATATGAGATCGAACGGCTGCTTCGCGTACTGAATCTCTGCCTTCGTGCGCAGATCAACGATGGTGTAGTCGATCTTGTCTGGGTCGGCTCCTTCTAGGTGGATGTCTCCGTACACGTTGGAGGCATCCTCCAGGTCCGGCTCGACCACCTCCATCAGAAACACTTTCTCATTCGGAGACAGCTTGCCGTTCTTGATCTTCTCGTAGTCGAGCCCCCGATCGTAGTGGAACACGGTGCCATCGGTCTGCTTCTTGCTCGGAGCCTGAATGCCCAGACGGATGCGGTCCTCACGGAATTTCTCGTGAAACGAGTGCATCGTGTGGACAATGTTGCGGCACTGGATGAGAGGCATCTCCAGCGAGCAGTAGAAGACCGTGTGCTTGAAGTAGATCGCTTGGACGTAGGCCCAATGCAAGGCAAGTGAGCTTTTCATTGCGCCCGTGAAGCCAGCGTGGATCCAAAGCTCGCCCTTCTTTGCCCCGGCGATAACCTTGTCCATCTGCTCCAGCCCAGAGAACAGCCCGATGCCATACTCCGGGTCGGCTTCCACGCGCTCGTAGTGCTCCTTGAAACCCACCGTGTCGGCCAGCAGATCACCAGACATCCTCGCGCCAAGCGTAGGTGCGAGGATTCCATGACTCAGGTCCGAGAAATAGCGGCAGGCATCGACAGCACCCTTGAGAAACGTCTTGTTCTTCCCGTCGCGGACCTCTATCCCGGTCTCGACAATCTTCACCATCGTCTTGGCGTATTCGAGAATCAGACGACTACGACGGTCCTCTGCCTTCTCCTCCAGATGGCGAACGAAGTCACCGCGTGTGAGCGGGTTGAAATTGGCAACCGTCTCCACCCGGTCGACCACTTCCATCTCTTTGATGCGTTCGAAGTGGGCTCGAATCGTTGCCAATGACGGCACATGCATGTGCTGCTGGAAGAAGTCCTTGATGAACATCCACAGCAGATCATCCTCTGGAGTTTCGAATCCCAGATCGGAAGCCAGGAGCGCGAGGTAGTTTCGCTGGAACAACTCCTCGTCATCGGACGGGGAAACCAGGAAACACGACCGGAGGAGAATCTTCACTCCTTTTTCTCCTCTACGATCCGACTCGTGCTGCCCTTTGCCGGACGCGTCACCCTTGGCGCGGCTCCTGTTGCCGCGTCGCCGTTCCCGTCACGACGCCGAATGCCCTTCATGCTCTTGAGGGGCTCCAGGTGAACCCGCTTGAACCTTTCGAGCATCCCGAGCACTTCGGGAGAGTTGCACCTGTGCGCCTCATCTTCGAGGCTGTAGGTCGGCTGATCTATGATCCACGTGGGCTTGTCCAGAATCTCTCGGATGGAGATCGTCTCCTCCAGAACCTCGGGCGTAGCCACGTTCCTCGCTCTCTTGGCGCCGAGGACCATGATCAGTAGCTCAGGCGGCTCAGCCAAGTCCTGCAAGTCCAGGTCGCGTGCCTCCGTCTCGATCACGTCGATGTCATAGATCTCGATAGCCTTGGCCTTGGCTTGCGCGAACCAGCCAGACATCATCTCTGAATCGGTGCGCACACGGCCAAACCAATTCGGCCCCTGTCGCGTGACAACATGACGCAAATGAGCACGGTAGCTGTCCGTGTCGCCAGTGATCCAGGCACTTTCCTTGACGTACTTCCTGAGCACAGACGGCTTCTTGAGCACAGCCGCTTTCATCAGATCGTAGCCAGGCCAGACACGACGCACATTTGCCAACACGTCACGCTTGTACACGCAATCGCATCGCTTCCCCCGTCGTCCGTCCGCAGAGACAAACCCACGTCCATGGCAAAACGGACAGTCGGTATCGCCATCGCCAGGAATGATGTCTGGCCCCGAACCTTCTTCAACGAGCCTTCCGGTCTCCAGATGCCCCGAGTACGGTTTTCTCGTGCGTAGCTCATCCCAATGCACGTCAGGGATCTCGGTCATCTGGTTGGGGCCGATCTCCACAACCGTGACAGGATCCCCGCCGAATTTGACCTTCACAGGCCGACTACCTGTGTTGCGAACCTTCACGACGCCTTGAGTTTCTTCCGCGCGTCCTTCGCCATGATGCGGAACAACTCGGTGATGTCGTTCCGGCTATCGACCTCGATATCGCTGTCGTCCTCGCCCTTGATACGTTTCCCCATGACGGCTTCGATCAGCTTCATCTTCCGCTTGAGGACGCCCAGCACTTTCTCGTCAATAGTACCCTCCGCAACCAAGTGCATCGCGTACACACGGTCGTGCAACGAACCGATGCGGATCATCCGACCAATTGTCTGAATATAATTTCCGCCAGACCAAGGCGTGTCGTAGAAGATGATGAGCTTGGCCGACTGGAGATTGATCGCCTCCGAGCCCGCGTCGGTGATCAGACAGACGCGCGTCTCATCCTCGGGGTCGTTGAATTTCCCCATCGCGCGATCTCGTTCGCTGACCTTCTTGCCCTTGTACGTGAGCTTCTTGATCTCCTTACCCGTAATCCGAACGTAGGGGACCTTGGCTTTCGTCAGAGCCTTCGCCAGTACCGTCGCCATCTTCTCGAAACGCGAGTAGACAATCACATTCTCGTCCGCGAACGCTCCGGTCGTCAGGATGTCGAGCAAGCGCTCTAGCTTCTTGCTATCTCCTTCGCAGTCGATCAGATCGGGGTGGTCAACGATCTCCTGGCAGTAGATGAGAGCCGTGAGAACCGTCGTCTCCTTGACCTCACCAGTCGCATCGATCTCCAGCAATCCAGCAAGCGCTTCGTTGTACTTCGTGGTCTGGGCCGCCGAAAGACCGACCTTCTCGATGCGGATAGTCAACGGAGGTAGCTCTTTCGCAACCTCGTGCTTTGGACGCCCCAGATAGAACGGATCGATGAGCAGACGAAACTTCTCTACGGAGCCGCGTTTGAGGTAGACAGGAAGCGGAATCTGGCGTCCCTTCTTGCCGACCTTCTGGAGCCGCATCACGTAGTATTCGTGCAGAAACGCCGTGAGTGAGCCAGGGAACAGTTGAATCCCGGTGCCAGCGAGAAGCACCGTGTAGATACCGTAGCCTTCGGAGAGGTTGTTTCGTATGAGAGTAGCCGTCAGGCACCAGCACCGCACCGCTTGCGCAGACAAGTGTTTGCACACCTGATGGATCTGCGTCTTCGGTGACTTGAATGCCTGCGCCTCATCGAAGACTACGATGTAATCCTTCCACTCCTGAATGTGCGAGAAGTCAACCCGACACGTGGCGTAGCCCATGACCATGACGGTTGGGCCTTCGCTCCTCTCCCACTCCCGGTATGCTTCCAACCTTTCCTTCGGCTTGCCGTCGTTACGGATGACCTTGATGGATCCTGGCTTGCAGAATTTCGCAAACTCGTTGCACCACTGACCCACGGGAGTCTTGTTGGTGACGACAATGACCTTGCGATCAGGATCTTTCTCCCACAGAAAGCAAAGACCCGCGATTGCCATGATCGACTTGCCCAAACCGCAATCATCGCCAAGCACAAACCGGAGCATCGTGACCAGATGCAAGATGCCTTGGACTTGGTAGTAGCGAATGTCGAGCGGATGCTCTTGCTCATCGAACCCCGTAAAGGTGTCCTTGAGCATCTTCAGCTTGCGCAGCTTGAGATCCGTCCGCTCACGCAGAGGCCGCAGGCGCATGTAGGCATCCTTGGTCGTCTGGTCCAGCGCCATTAGAAACACCCTACGCCGCTAGGCGGCTCGCTGTCAGCTATAGGTGGGTCAAATCGCAGACAGCACTTGTAGCATGAGAAACCGCAGCGGCGACATTTCACGCCCACTCTCGACTCGCTCACGGAAGTGGCCTGCTACCTGGGAGCCCGCATCAACGAGCGGCGTCATCGAGGGGTCGGAGCGCAACATGCGTATGAGAGGCTTTGCCACCCCATCTATGATCTTGTAGTAGTCCTTGCGCAGATGGGGGATGAGCGTCTTGAGCACCCAATCAGCGACGCCCCTCATGGCAGCGTCCGTCGCTGCCTCCATCTCGATCGGCGGAATCTCCATTCGCCCGAACGAAGGAATCGAATTCGATTCCGTCAAAATCGCCTGTGCGATCTCCAGCGCCTCCTTCTGCTTCGGCGTCATGGAGGGCCAATAGCGCGTTGGCCGAACGAACGTGAACCCCACGTAGAGCGGATCGATCTTGTGCTTGGTTGCCAGCTTTTGAATCTGCTTGACAATAGCCGGTGCCTGGCTCAAGAGTAGCTTCTGAAACTTCCGAGAGACTGTGTTTGAGGCTTTCTCCAGAGCCGTGCGAATCTCCTTTTGAGAGACCTGCATCGGCTCCTTCTGAAACCATGCCGCTGATCTGGTCATGGGATGTCCACGATGACTCGGCCAGGGCCTTCAATCCCCAAAGCCGCGCCTGTTGCTGTCCGTGTCGCTGCCACTTGACCAGAGCAAACTATAGACAGATTCTTCCCAGGTACGATGATATGCCCCACGCACTCCTCACCCGTCTCGGGAGGTTGCGGGCGCTGCATGGCGAGGAGCTTTTGGGCCACTTCCGTCAAGGGCCGCGCGTGCAAGCCAACACGTTGAATCGCCGTCGAAGTCACCGGTCCCACGATGCCGTCTACGGGACCACAATTGACGCCCATCCGATGTAGCTGGGACTGGACAAAGCGCTCCAATGGGTGATTCCCAGTCCATGCGCCAACATCAACCTGAGCCGCGCAAGCCACCGAAGGCCACGCTTCCTCACCACGACCAACGCTGAGCAGATGGTCGTAAAGGATCTGCCACGGCCCCAGATAGTGAAACACGTCATCGCCTTTGCCCGGAAGCGGATACCGGAGCCAAGGTGTGAGCCCAAGAGGAACAGCGAACCCCCAGAGCACGTTTAGCTCACGGTTTCGACGGGTCTCTTCTTCACCGTCATCCTCGATAAATTCGCAGCGAAGATAGACCTCTCGACCGCCAGGAACCATCGACCATTCGGGTGCGCATCCTGTCGGGCCTGGAGTCACACGCAGCACATCCCAACCATGCGAATTCTTGCTCGTGCTGGAAAACTGGATCTTCAAGTTGCCGTGTTCGGCAGCGCGCGTTTCCAGCTTGCGCAGGATCTCGGTCAAGTCGGGTGTGATGCTCGCCGTGCGATACTGTACGAGCTTGGTTCGCGCGAGGGTCATGGGTCACCAACCTTCGTGATTGCCACGTCTGCCGTCAAGAGAGTTGACGCCACGGACACGGCCGCTTCCACCACCACCCGCACGAGCCCGAGAGGATCGACCAATGCAGGTTCGGCTGCCAAATCGCGGTATTTGCGCGTCTGTGCATCCCATCCGTACCAGGGCTTCTGGGCCGCCTGGAGCCCCTGGAGAATCACCGAGGGTTCGCCCCCCGTGTTATGCGCCAACGCCCTCACAGGCTCTCTGAGAGCCTCGTAGAGCGCCTGAGCGGCCAGACCTGGGCTGCCTTCCTTCACCTTCTCCGCTAGCCACAAATACGCCATTCCCGCACCCGGCACGACCCCACTTGTGAGCGCTGCCCGCACCGCGTGAAGCGCGTCCTCGATGCGGCCTCGACGCTCCTTCGCCGCAGCTTCCGTGACCCCTCCGACCCGGAGCAGACAGAAGCCATCCGTGAGTTTGGCGATACGTTCGGTGAGCTTTTCGCGATCGTGGGCCGACTCCGAACGTTCACGTTCCCCGCGCAAAACGTTGACTCGGTTTTCGATGCTTTCGTAGGCGTCATCAAAACACACGAGCGTTGCGTCGTCGGCAGTAGCCGTCACCTGTTGAACGGAGCCAAGCCAGCCGGAGTCGAAGTCCTTGAGCCTCATGTTCATCTTCGGCTCGACCACCGTCGCCTGGGTCAGCGCAGCCAAGTCGTCCATCCAGGCCCGTTGCTTCGGGCCGTACCCTGGGCATCGCACTGCGCAGCAGTGGAGCACATCCTTGCGATGGTTCGTGACCATCGTTTGAAGCGCCTCACCGTAGATGCCGCGGCTGATGACGAGTAGAGGCAGGTTGCCGGGACCGACCTGGGAAGCAGCCTCCATCATGGGAGCGATGTCACCAAACTCCGTCACCGTCCCATTGACCACGGCTACGAGGCACACGTCTTGTTGCCATGGTCCGTCCGAGGAGAAGTCAGACGACTCCCAGCCCTTGTCTAGCTCCATCCCTTGCTTGGGAACGATCTCTACCTCGACGCCCTTTCCATCCTCCACCACGACCATCCCCGTCTTCCCAACGAGCATGGAAGCCTCAGCCAATGCCCAGGCGATCTCTTTGTCGCCTCGCGTCGTGTGCAGCGCCAGATGCTCCAGCATCTTCTTGTCCGTGACTTCGATCTTCAAGGCATCGAGAGAACGCGTGCAAGAAGCCATGCGGCGAAGAGACTGGACGAAAAGGGCAGCATCGTGCCCAGCCGTAATGTGCTTGTGTCCGATCTCGATGAGCCTGGCGGCGATCAGAATCGCCGTGCTCGTCCCGTCCCCCACTTCCTCGTTGACGCGAATCGCAGCTTGTCGGAGAGCGGAAGCTCCGAGACGCTCAACCCGATGCGGAGGGATGACTTCACAGGCAATCGTCATGCCATCGCGGGTCGTCAGAACATCGTGCGGCGACCGACGTGCAATCAGAACCGTGCCGCCGCGAGGGCCATAGGCGACCTTCACTGCGCGAGCGAGATGAAGCGCCCCCTTGACGAGATTGTCGCGTCTCTGTTCTACACGAACGGGAGCAGCGTGCCGCACACTGCTACTCTACCCGCGGCTGGATTCTTCACGTCAGTACGCACCACGAGAAAAGACCAGCAAAGAACACAACCCACACCAGAGCGTCTGCTCGGTGTTTGGTTCGTTTTGTCTTGGCAATTTCAGCGTTGCTCTCTGCCTCACGAATGCGAACAAGAGCGTAGTTGTCGTCCACCGGAATCGCGATGTCATCGCCGTCTTCGTTCTTGGTGACAACAAACGGCTTCTCATCGATCACCACCAGTTGGTCTTCATCCATGAGAGTCAACACCACACACGCTTCGCGTGCTTTCGTGCCCTTGCCTTACGCGCCTTGTCACGACTGAGGACTGCCATCGTTCTCTCCCTCCTCTAGCTCTACCTCCCAGATCCTCTCAGCAAGACAAGTTACTTGGTAGCCCGTATCCCCGTACACGAATACCTCGTAGGGTGGGTGTTGCGCGTACTTGTCTCCGCCGTCTCCTTCACGCCAGAACGGCTTGCCGTGCTGACGACAGCCTTCGCAGATCTGAGCCGCACACCGCAGACGTTCCTGCTGTGTTGCTTGGTCTATGGGAGATAGTTTGCCCATGACCTCTCTACGCGAAATCAGCCGAGGAGTTTACACCTGAAAGCCCGCGCCCCCGCTTCCTCGGGCTCGCTGGAATCCCCCTGGAAGGCAAGGGGCCGAGGACTCCCGTTTCACGTGGCGCGGCTGCGGGTGTTGTTCGGCTTGTCAGGTGTTCCATTGCCAGGGACACCGCCCGCTGGTCCTTCGTGACAGCCTAGTCGAGCGGAGCGCTGAGATCAACGACCAAAGCCGCTGCCGCCACTGTGACCTTGTAGTGATCGCCGGGAGCAAACTCATTGCTCTTGCGGCGGAACAGCACCCGACCCCTCTCCTTGCTGAGATCGTAGGTCACAGCGTCATCATCGTTCGGGTCATCGATAGTGATACGAGCTTCATCGTCGCTCAGCACGATGTACACCGAGTCGCCGCCACGAAGCGTCTTGCCCGACGCCTGAATGAATTTGTCGAAGATCGGCCGTGTGATGCACAGGCGCTTGTCCACATGCACCGTCGCCTGAAACTCGCCTGACCCCAGCTTGTCGCTGGCCGTCATGGCCGTGCCGTCGTCATCCTCATCATCGTCGCCATCGACAGCGGTCGGGTAGCCGCCCTTCGGCTTGATCGGGCTGGCGGCAGCGGTTGCCGGAGCCCCAGGATTGGGAATGTCAACCTCGAAGTCGTGAGCGTTCGCTTCGGCCGCCTCTGGGCCGTACACGAATACGAGCCTCCCAGCCGGAGTGCGGCCGGTTCCCGAGGTTGTCCTTGATGCCTGGACAGCCTGCTGACTGTCGCCGTCATCGTCGGTGTAGTTGATCGCACCGTTGTAGAACAGGTCGCGCACGTACTCGCCCAGATTGAGGACCGAAAACCTGAGATCCGTCCGATGCGTTCTCAACTCCGCGGCGATCTCGCCTGACGAAAAGCACAAGTTGTTGGACGTGTAGTAGCCGACGATATCGACCACTGCATCGCGCCAGTTTCCGCTGTCCTTGACTGCTTCCTTCGTGGAGGTTGCGTTTGTCATTTTCTTTCTCCTTGGATCGTGGCCCAAGTTGGTTGTTGTCTGTGAGGATAATACGCCAAAAATCAAACCTTCTAGTACCCGTCTACTCGCCGGGTCGCAATACGCTTGCCATCGGCATCGAACAGCCGAAACTCGCAGTAATCGGGACCAGGATCAGAGAAACCCGTTGCCCACACTTCCATCGTCGCCGCCTCCTTGATCTGATCCTCCGAGAAGCCCGGCCCAAAGGGAGCCGGGTTCTTCATCTGATCCTTGTCGCTCGTTTTCTTGTCGAGATACATCACTTGATCTCCTCGCCCGTCACCCCGGCGATTCGTTCCGCCCTTCGTTCACACGTGCTTCGCCGCCTACCCGGAAAATGCTCATCAGTGTCTCCCCTGGTATAATCTGCAACAACGGAATGAAACCCAGCGTTGCAAAGACCCGAGGGCGCCAACTGCCGAAGGACCGACCGGGAACATTGGTTGGGCAACGTCACGGAAACCTCGTAGTCATTGCTGAGTTTCAAGGAAAGAAAGGTTCGTTTCCTGCCCAGTGTTTGTGCAGGTGCGATTGTGGCAAAGAGCACTGGGTTACACGAGGCAACCTTCCCCGAACCCGAAGCTGCGGCTGTAGCCGCAAAGCAGATCTCGTTGGCAAAAGATTTGCAAACCTCATAGTTCTGAAGCCCGTCACCCAAACCTCGGCTTCGGGAAAACACCAGACGGCGTTTCGTTGCCGATGCGACTGTGGGAATGAAACCGTCGTGCTCCCAGGGAGCCTTCGCTCGGGATCGGTCAAAAGCTGTGGCTGTGTTCGATCGCCGACGATCCCGTCCGGCACCCGATTTGGGCGACTCACTGTTCTTGAGAAAATCCGGCCCAAATCCGGCCCTGGTTGGGCCTATCGTTGTCGGTGCGACTGCGGCAGAGAGACTTTGGTGGGGTCTTCGACCTTGTACAAAGGAACAACGCGCAGTTGTGGCTGCCTCCGCGATGAAACTGCCCGCAAACCTTTCGGAGTCTCCGTCCGCAACAATGTATTCTACGGTTACCTCAAAAACGCACGCAAACGGAACCTGCCATTCGAGATCTCGCTCATTGAAGCTGAGACCCTGTTCAAACAAACGTGCCACTACTGCGGGGCGAAACCTCGAATTGTGAGCAGAACGTCGCTCTACGGTTTCTACCGCTGCAACGGAATCGACCGATTGGACAATCGTCTGGGCTACGTCAAAAACAACATCGTACCCTGCTGCAAAACCTGCAATCTCGCAAAAGGAACCAAGTCGGTCAAAGAATTCCTTCAGTGGATATCTCGAATTGTACCATTGAATGACTGGAGCCCCGTTGTCTCGCCCTCGACCTCTGCACCCACGCCTGCGGAGCGAAAGCGACTCAGAAAATGCAAGTGGAGCGCAAGCAACCGTGGCTACGAATTCGCTCTCGACAGCGCTTTTTGCGTGGCTCTGTTTCGTTCTCCTTGTGCCTACTGTGGAGACAACCCAGCTTTGGGAGTCGACCGCATAGACAACACACGAGGATACGTTCCCGATAACGTCGTACCATCCTGTGCGTCGTGCAATCGCGCCAAGAACACCCTCAGCCTGGCAGAGTTTCTTGGCTGGGCTGCCAGAGTGCGTGCGCATCACTTGATGTCGCCCTCGATGATGTACCTGATCCTCTGATAGTGGGGATCGAACACGATGTGCTCATCGTTGACGACACTGGAAAACTCGGGATAGGCCGCAACCGAGTCGCACTTGTTCGGCGGCGTGGACCACGAACCCGTCGAGCGACACATGTACGCCTGCCCCATGATCACGTCCTGAAGGAACATGAACCATCCCCGGCCTCGAATCGTGCCGCCGCTCGCCCAATAGGAGGAAGAGTGGCCCGTGTAGCCATGGCTCTTGCGCCAGTCCGTCGCTTCGTAGATCCCGTGGCCGAAAGCCGCTCCCGTGAGCAGAGCACCCGGCAGTGATCGAGGCAACCGCAAGTCAGTCTGGACGATGGGAGCCACGTTGACTGCGCGCGTTCCATGGATGCCCAAAAACACATTGGCTTGCGCCGCCAAATCTGAGAGATCCGACAGGTCTTGCCGCCGCCTCGGCTGCATGCGCGCGAAGTGACTGAAGTTGCCCTTCCGTGCCTTCGCCACCTTCTTGACCGCGGCCACAAACTTGGCATCGCGGTCTGGCCGTACCACCGAAAAGATGTTCTTGATCACCAGCCGCCCACGCAGATGGCTGTGGCGATTGTTGCTCATCGCACAGAAGGTAGCCTCGACCCACTTGCCCATCTTGCCCTTGGGATCGAGCCAACGAACCTGCGCATTCAGGCGAGCGTCCACATCGACGCCCACGACTTGCCTCTGATCGGCCACGTCGAAATCCTCATTCTCCAGCGCAGACACGAACGTATCGAGATCCTGCTGTAGAGTGAGAATGTTGCCCGACGACAACACCGTAGCCAGTGCTCGCGTTTCTGCGTCCGCCGACCGCCCTGGGTCTGGTCGCGGTACCAAAGACGCCACGTAGTTGGAAAGCTCCTGTAGCTTCTTGTCCTTCGTGCAAGCAACGGCCAGCCTGTGATCGTAGGCTGCCTGAGCCATCGCGCCCTGCGGCGTGTTCTTGGACACGCGAGCGATGTGCTTCATCGCCTTCGGAATGAGCGTATCCCGAACCTCCTCGATGGCATCGAGCGTCGGAGTCACGCCACCGGATTCGGTGACGGCTCGCTGCACGTATGTCTGAGTACCGCCAACGAGATCCTGTACGAGCTTGACTTCCTGCGGATGGTAGCTCTGCGTTGGTCTCGCTTTCGCGGTCTTCTTGGTGGCCTTCTTCTTGGCGGCTTTCTTCTCGCCAGAAACGCCGCTTGCATCCTTGATCGTGTAGGCATCGGGCAGCCCGTTCTCACGAGTGGCGAGTTTCTGGACGACGTAACCATCCTTGCCCTTCCGACCAACCCAGATGCCGTCCTTCTGCTCCAGCCGCTTGATGTTCTTGCTGCGGCACTGCTTCTCGAAAGCCTCGCGAGCTTCGCTCTCCGACGTACACGCCCAAAACTGGAAGTCCTGTCCCGTGAACCCTCCGTTCCATGACTTGCCTGACTTGACGCGACCCCACTCCAAGTAGACCCACCACGAACCGTCCGACGCCTTCACCACTCCAGCGTGGTAGTACTTGTTGTTGTTGCTGCCAAACTGGTTGACGCACTTCATGTCAGCGAGCCCAACGTCGCTGCCGAAGTCGTCCTGGTCCTTCGCGGGACGACCCTGGTAGGTGAAGTCGTCGGCGCTGTGGGCAGAGGGAAATTCCTTACGTCCGAGCTTTCGTGGCATGGTTCCTCTCGTGTGGTGCTCTACGCCAAATCGGCGGAAAAGTTAACTTCGCTGGGCAAATTTTCACTCAGCGCCCAGGCAAACGGCCACAGCCTCCCCACGGATGCGCTTGTGTTCGGCATAGATCGCATCAACGATCTTCAGAATGTCTTGACGGAGTTTGAGCGCAGCCTCGATGAAAGTCCTGTCGCGCTCAAACGCGATCCCTTCCAGAATCTTCAGGCACGTATCGAGATGATGCACGGAAGCTGTTGCCGTCACGCTCTCGCTCTCAAGATCTGCCGGACACGACTCATCGAAGGGATCCAGAAAATCGCCATCCTTCACGAAGTAGGTACGCCAAGCGTTGCCCCAACTGCCAGGCTGAAAGAACGACCGGCACTTGAGATCGTAGTGCTGCTCAGCGAAATGCCGAAGTAGTCGCAACTCCCCGGCCGTGAATCTGACGAGCGCCTGAATCTGGTACTCAAAATGAGGGTCTGGATCTGGATCGATTCTCATCGTGACCCCTCCCAACCATCGAGAGCCTCATCCAGCTTCTCTCCTAACACCGTCGCGATGCGCGTAGCCTCGATGCTGCCCTCACCAAAGTGCTCGCAAGGATTGCGGGTGATGTCCTCGGCTTCCTCGCGAGCCTCCTTTAAGGAATCCGCGTTCTTCTCGCTCCAGAGGACGCTGCCATCGGCGTCGAGCAAGTAAAGCTCGTAGGACGTACAAGCAACTGGAAGGACGTACTCCCTCCGAACGATCTTCCACAGCCCACAGTGGGACCGACGCACCAGATCTCCGCAAGGCTCGCCAGACTTGGTTCGTTTCTCACGCTCGCCGCGCTTGAATCTGACCAGAGGCTTCATGGTGTCCCCTCGCCTATCTCGACCCACCGGGCCGACTTGTATGCGTGATGCTGGCACACGTGCAAGCGGCCTCGCCCCACGGTGGAGTCGATCTCAACAACCGCATCGAGGCGACAGTGCCCGATCTGACACACTCGCGACCCAGAAGGAATGATTCGCGGGTTGAGACTCCTCATCGCTCGGGCTCGACGGGCCTTGGCCTTCGCGGCTTCACGACGCTCGGCCAGATTCTCGCAAGCCATCGTCATGCCGCCTTCGCTGAAAGCCGAATCCTGCGACGCTTCCGCCGCTTGGGCGCGGGCTCGTGGGGCTCGACAAAGAGAGGAATGACCTCACGCGCCACCACAAACACCAAAAGTGAGGAAACAGCGGGGATGAGCATGAGGGCTGCGTAGGTGATCATCTTGACCCCTCTACGCGACATTCCCTCAGAAGTTTACATTTCGGCGCGAAAACCGCACGCAACCAAAACAAAGGCCGGGCTCCCGAAGGAACCCGGCCTCCAACGTACAAGGATCCTTAGCTTTCTTCGGCTTTCTGGGCTCCAATCATCGGCAGATGCCTGCCGATCAATCCCCATGCCCCAGAGGCCGCAAGCCCGGCGAGCAGCCCTTGTACGAGCCGTGAGACCGTGATCGCCCCGCCCGTTGCCAGGTCATCCCCTAGAACAGCGAGCACACCCAGCGCCGCAGAGACCCACGGCACTGCCTTGGTCGGCAGCTTCGCGAGCAGCTTGAACCGGCGAGCCAAACTCAGGATCAACATGATGATGCCCGCGAGCATCAAAGCCCACTCGTGTGACCGAGCGGCTGCGACGATGCCCTTACCCATCTCGACCATCTCCTCCGCCGTTGGCTCGGGCTCCTCAGTCGGCGCAACGTCACCCTCGGCATCCTCTTTTGGTTCCTCTGCTTCGGGCTTCTCTGCCTCGCCTTCCTCAGCCTTGGCGTCCTCCTTCACGTCCGCCTTGGCATCGGCCTTGGCATCCTCTTTGGTCTCGACCGCAGCTTTGGCCTCAGCCTCGGGACCTGCGGCCAAAGTCGCCACAGGCATCAGGAAGAAAGCCAACAGCGCACTCAACATCAGGCGACTCATGCATCCATCTCCTTGGTTTGGTTGTAATCGTTGTAGCAGCAGGCCAAAATGGCCTGAATGACTTGAGCCTTCGTGCAAGCTGGCTCAAGCTCGATGTCATTCGCTGCCGCATACGCGAGCAACATGACCTTGGGCTTCTGTGCTAGAGATTCGTAGGAAAACTCCACTAGCTCGACTGGCTTCGGAGTCCTCGGTTTGGTGGGCATCGGCCCAGAGTCAATGGCTCCTGGCGGAGCCGGATCGTCCGCACGATAGATCCTGGGCTGCCCCGCACGTGCGAGTCGTTCCTCTAGCAACTTCCGTTGCTCTGGAGGAAGTGCAGGATTCTGGAGCGCGGTCCTAAGCTCTTGTCGCCATCGCTGGAGACAAGGACGACGGATCTTGGAATCGATGCTCTGTTGAGCAATATGCTTCACCGCTACTCGCTATCTCTTCCAGGATACACAGCCAGAGGAATCGTTGCCGGGTCTGGAGTCACACGCACCCTACCCGTATACATCGGCTTTCCGCTGAGCCTGTAGCGATCGGACGCCGTGAGCCCCTCTCCATATCCCGTGGGCGAAATGATGCCGTCTATCTCGACACCTTCTTGCGTCACGTTGCCGTCACCCAAGATGCCGTGCGTCAGAACCACCATCTGGATCTCATCGCCCGTTGTCGTCTGGTCCTCCGTAGCAAAAGCAACCTCCTCGAAATTCCGAACAAGGAGTGCCTTGCAGGCGAGCAACCCTCCCTTGAGAACAGGCTGCAACGCTCCCGCCAGATCCCCGCTCACCCAATCGATCGGACCACCGGGGTTCTTGCCACTGAGCACGAACACCGAACCACCGCCACGGAAGATACGATACTTCCTCGATCCGCCCGGAGTCGTGTCCGTGTACGCTTCGTATTGAAGGATTCCACCGTCGCCTTGTCCGGCTAGCTCTCCCGGTCCACCCGTGAACGGTGTGAATTCCTCTCCACCGCTCTCCGTCAGGGGTAGCAACTGCTGATTGGGCCGGATGCCGCCCAGAGTCGTCTGGACAGCACTCGCCGTGTCTCCCAGAGGATTCTCTCCGATGAAGTCCTGGTCTCTCGCCAGAATCCCCAGAGGGAATCGTTCGATCATGCCCGACAAGTCCAGCTTAGTGCCGCCGTTGCCCGCGTTCATCCTCAAATCCATGCCGCCCGACATGAAGTCGGAAGTGATCACGGCATCGACGGTCTCTTCACCCGTCGTGGGCACGAGCAACGTGAAATTCGTGGTGTCGTTGATGGACACCCGGATGCCGTTGCCCTCTTCACCCACCGGGCGTGCAATCAGATGAATGACCTGTGAATCGCGATCGTTCTGAGCTACCAGCGTATCGAGTAGCTCCGTCCGTGCGTTGATCTTGGCCGTCAACTCCTTTGCAATGACCACCTCATCCGGCGAAGACGCATCAAACTCATCAGGCTGAACCGTGACACCGTTGAATGCCGTGAAAAGAATCAGTGACCCGTCGAGCTTTCTGATCTCGACGTGTGATGTGCCGAAGTTGAACGTAGCGTTGTTGCCATCGATGCGCAGATCGAGTCTTGCCCGGCTGACGTTCTCTTTCTGTCCCTCCGAGAACGCCCTGGGAAGCACACGGAACGCAGGCGTATCTACCAACGGAGGAGTCCGCGTCGAAGCGATCGGGGTGTCCTCCGTGTAGCACACGTCCGTCTCGGTGCCCGGATAGAGCGCTCCACCGATGTTCCCGCTTCCCAGCGTCGTGTAGAAGTCCAGGGACGCGAGTACCTGGAACGAACGTGCATTGGGCCGCTCGGGAATCTGCACTCCAGCGGCATCAAATTGCTGGATGCTCGTATTGAGCCCATAGGCATCCGACTGAGCGATCTGCCCGTAGGTGTGTTCGTAGTCCGAAGTCGTCCGAGTCGCACCCGCACGAGTCATGTATGGGTCACCCTGGTAGACAGTCCGCTCATAGGCGACGTACACGCTCGACTCAGGAGCCGCATGAGGAATGGTCATGCGGAGATTCTCTAGCTCGGGATTGTCCGTGTCGGAGACGAGCGTTCCTTCGCCGTTGTGGCGTCGAGCCATGACAAAGTTGTTCTCAGTGACCCAACCGCGGGCGAAACCGAAGCACGTAAACTCGACCACGTACTCCAGATCCTCGGGCGTTTCGCCAGCGATGTACGACGGAGACTTGTTGATGTCAATGGCATCGAACGGAATGATGTACGTGTGATCGCCCCGGACACCCGTGAGATCGTAGGCACCATCCTCACACAAGAAGAGAGTCTGCTTGCGTGCGTCACGACGCAACAGGTTGACCGCGTTGCTCGCTAGAGGAGTCACCCGATCCGTGTCGTAAGTGACGCCACCCTTTGCCACGAAGTCACGTCGATCGTAGACACCGTAGAGGCGAGCCATCCCAAGGTAGGGCGGGAATTGGATGCCGGTCAATCCCTTGCCGAAGTCGCTCGACGTGACACTCGCGAGATAGCTCGTGACCTCAGCCGCTTCGGGCGTTCCCGTACCAATCGTGCTGGTCAAACGACCCTGGTACGCTGGAGTCGTCGGTCCCGTGATCGTTCCATACTGACCGTACTTGAAACCTGAAGTCGTGCCCGTCTGGAGCAACATTCGTGTGACCAAGTTACCGCCAGACTGGTTGTCCGCTCCACCGATGACGTAGAAGACCGGATTGGTGACATCCGTTCCATCCGTGAACAGATGGCTGATTCCATCCAAGAACCTTCCAATCCCGTATGCCGGGCCTTTGTCCTGGTAGTAGGGAATGTCTTGCCGACCGAATCGTGGCATCCACTGATGCGGCACCGCGTAGCCCATCTTGAGACCCGCAGTGAAGATCTGAGCATCGTCCTTTGGACCATCCCATCCGTTCGGGATGAGAGCCGGGTTCGGGTAGCCGCTGGGACCAAAGAGTGTCTGCGGAACATCCGTCGTGACACCCTGCATGGTCATGCTCAGATCTTGGAACGGACGGAACAGCAACGATTTGGAGCCACGATCGAAGAAAGCCTCCGTGTCACGCGTAATCTCGGAATTCAGAACGACGTTGCCACCGTAAGCTGGTGCTGTCGGGGCATCGAGCCCGAGGCTCGGAAGGCGATTCCACGTTTGGATGTGAACCTTCGTGAAGTTTGCCTCGGGTGGATTCCCTGGCGCTCCCGTAGCAGCCGGGAATGTCGAATCCAGAGCAACCCCTGTCTGCTGTAGGATCTGAGCCGGAGGGCTCTGCATCGTCACCCGTTCGATCTTGTCAGCAACCCGCGCCATTCCTCCACGCCCAGGGTGATAGAGCAACGTCATGTTGACGAGACACTTGTAGTTGTACGGTTCCTCCAGAGTCTTGCCGGGAGCGGTCAACGGGTTGATGTTGGCCGCATTCCACGGATTTGCGCCGCCGCCAGCAACCGCTTCGATGTCCGTCAACGTAATGGTCATCGCCGCCGGACCAGAAGCAGAGCCCTCGCCATCCTCAGCGTTGTGCTCCATGGAGCGCCCCTCGGCCGACAGGGTGCCGGTCGAAGTCACATCGAACAGCGTGACCCCTTCGCTCAAGAATCGTACACGCAAACGATTGACCGCGCCCGTGGTCTTGGTCGTGTAGCCAACCGTTCCAGCGCCGATGACCTGGAAGGCTCCATTGTTCTGCGTGCTCTGATCATCCCCATACATGATGAGGTAAAGCTCAGAGGACGATCCCGTTTCATCCTTGCCGCCCGCAGTGAGCATGTCGTACAAGGTTCGCGAGCCACGGACCAACGGATACACGACCAAGCTCGGATCGTTGGCAAAGTCGCCGCTGCTTGTCAGGCTGTACCAGTCCCCTGCCGCGTCGAAGTCAAAGCCCGTAAGCTCGATCTCTCCCTCGCCTGCCGGAATCGTGCCCGGATCGGTGCTGTTATCGTGCAAGTCGGCGGTCGGATCGATGCCCGTGAGATTGAGAACGCTGTTGACGACCCCTCCGAGAACGATAAAGGGCTTCTCGAAATCCAACGAGCGAAGAGGATACATGGCCCCTGGATGCTCGGAGGGCGTCTCACCCGGTCCTGCTGGAATGAGAGCCTGGAGCCCGGCACCGGCCGTCTGCACGCCCGCGTTCGCTTGATCCGTGCTCGTCCACAGAAGCGTCACGGGATGCTGCATTCCCACTTCGGAAGTCGAGGCGTCCGCAGCCTTCCAGAATTCCTTGGGATTGATGAAGCGAACCGCACGAGTCGTGCCGTCACGGAACGTCTTTCGTGCGCCAACACTGCCGCTATCTCCACCGATGTACATGAAGATAGTCGTCCCGTTCATGAAGCCGGGCGTCGTGTTGTTCAAGTTGTTCATGAAGCCCGCTGGCTTGAAGTCCGCACCGGCACCCCAGAAAGTCAAGTCGTCGAAGGTCTGGATGAAACCACTGCTCATCGTGCCATCGTTGTCCAGCAACGACGTGACACGTGTCTGGATGGTAGCGGCATCGCTCCAGATCTCACGGATACCATCCGGGCCGTCCAGGGCTTCCGTCCCGTTCGGGTTGGGAGTAGCGCCGTCTTGGTCGAGATAGTCAACCTCTTGAACCAAGACTCCCTCCGTATCTCCGCCAGGAACACCCGACTGCTTCCACGTAGAGCGCAGTCGGTTGCGCATGAGAGCCGACACGTTGTGCAAGATCAGGCGCTCGTAATCCCAATCGCCCAGGTTGACGCCCCGTCGCATGTCGAGGAAATCGTCTTCGTGAATCTCGTCAGCGTACTTCCCGATGCTTCCAGGTCTCGTGTTGAAGAAGTAGACCGGCGTTCCCGACCCCACGACATTGCCAGGTAGCTCACGGCCACCGTGGAACAACGGGTCAGTCCCCCAACGACCACGACCACCGGCAGGAACACGAACAGTAGCAGGAGATACGGTCGTGTCGATGGAAGAGATCCCGATGACCTCATTGTCGATGACCATGAACACCTGGGTAAGTGTGTGGTTGGAGTCATCGAACCCAGAACCGATGAGATTGTCTACTTCGATGTCCGTATCCAGGGTGAATTGCGCCGCCGCCATGTCGTTGACCAAAGTCATCTGCGTGAGCAGCTTGGCCCCTTCCCGCGGATTCGTCAGAAGCGCAGCAGATGGATTCCGATTGAAAGCTCCGTTTTGGTTCGGATTTCCCGATAGGTTGACCGCCACGAACGGCTGATTGTTGCGCCGGAAGATCGCGCAGATGGGGATCGCATAGATGTAGCCGTCTATCGTCCCGAAGTCGTTGGTCGGATTTCCGTTCCCCGCACGCCACAAGCTAGGATCTCCTAGCTCCTCACGCATGTTGGTCCAGACGGCGTATGCCTGCGTGCTCGGGGTGCTCAAAGGCCCCTGAGCGCGGACATTGGGGTCATCCAGACCATCCGGGTACACATCCAGCGCCGGGCTCACACCAGCTCCCGAGCCCTCTCCAACGACGCGAATGCGATACTGAATCTGGACGCGCTCCGTCGTCTCAAACCCAATCGCGGGATCGATCAGATCATCATCGATGTTGGTCTGTCCGTACTCGACGTTGCCGTACTTCCAGATCTTGTCTGCCGCGGGCTTGTTGTCAGGCGAAGGGTTGGGAGCAACCAGGACGCGCCACGCCTCTAGGAAGATGAAATCGATCCGAGTATCGGAGTCGGGCGGCGGATTGAGGGTAACGATGTTGTCCGTGGCCCCGGCCTCGGTGTTGGCCGTCCCCACCACCGGAATGATCATCCCGTTGACGTTCGCCCAGACGATCGGAGCTAGCTCCTCTACCGCACCATTGTCATCGCGCTTCTGCTGACCGAAACGAAACTGATTGCTGTTGAGAGGATCGGTTACGAAGTCATCCTGAGGACGCGTTGGATCGAGGAAAAACCCTGAGTGGATCTGGCTGCGGACAAACTGCTGAAATGCCTCAGAGTCAGCCTGCTGGAGCAGATTAATCTCTGAGTCCAGCGGCGGTTTTCCAGCCTGGAGAACAGTGATCTGAAACTGACGCGCCAACGCCTCAAGGGTGCGAGAAACTCCGGGTCCGAAATCTGTTGTCATGGCTCAACTCCGCGGCCCATCAGAAAAGGATGGCATACGCAGCTAGATAGACCTTCGTGGTGCCGTTGTTGCGAAACGCGAGACGTATCAGTTTCCCTTTGTTGCAGAACGCCACGGGAAGAAGCCGCTGGACTTCGACCCAAGTCGTGCCGTCGTTGATGCTGATGTAGACCTGGAGATCGGCCGGCTCCTGGTCCGTCTCGATCACGTTGCGAAACGCCGGATTGTTCACTCCTGCTTGTGCGCCAAAGTCGGAGTGAATGTCTTCAGTGGTTTCACATTCGTAGATGTACCAGTAGACGACAAACTCATCGGTGCCTACCGGAATCCCGAAAGGGTCCAGAGTGAAGGGGCTGATGTCGATGGTGTCCGTGATCAAGAGCCCCGGCCGCGTTGGAGACGTGACCCCGTTGGCTTCCAGCATCGCCGTATTGATCGGCGCTTGCCCAGAAGTCCAAGGGCCTCCCGTTCCACGGCCCATCTGTGCGCGCGTCGTGAATTCGTCGCTCGTGTCTGGATCGATGAACAACCCGGTCAGATCCAGATCGTCAACATCCGTATCCAGCAAGAGAGGATTATACAAGACGTTCTCGTACTGCGGAAATTGAGCAAGTAGTCCTGCGTAGGCTTGCGCAACAACCGACCCAGGATCGGAGGAAGGCAAAACGAACGAATCCGAATCGACGTGAACCGTGACTCCCTCGGGCGTCGGAAGAATGTACTTCCCATTGAGCGGAACCGTCTCGCCCTCGGAAGGAACCTTCTCGACTTGAAGGATCTCGTTTGTTGCCCGATCGACTAGGATGCGCATCGAAATCACGATACCTGCGCCAGAGCGCAAGCTGTCCTACAAGTGCGCTCCTATAGGATGGAAAATGGGCCCTGGGAGCCTAGAAAACGGGGTACGGAAGGTCAATCCGGTTCAGATACGAGATCCACCAAGGCGCAACTCCGTGCATCCCGCCTCCAATTGTGTTGTACACACCAGCCACAACTTCCATGGGCGCAGTCAAGAGAGGGATCCCAGGATTGGAAGCTGGAAACGAAATATCACTTAAACGATCCATGTCTGCATTGAACAATGCCATCTTGACAACCAGACCTGTCCGTGATGTTTCGATGACCAGATAGAAGACATCGCCATTGTCTTCTGGAATAATTCCCGTATCCACAGCTTGCCATGACGAGGGTGCCAAACGACCAGTAATCCATCGGAATTGGGCTGGAGCTGGCGGCCCGACATTACCATCAACACGGATTCCAACATAGTTACCAGGAACAGGAGGAGGAAAACCTGGCGTCAGGATATTCACCAATGCGGGAGTGATTCCAACAGTGTTGAAAAGCTCTCCCTCCCCCAATCCAATATAGGCAACCATCTCACCAGCTACCACTTCATGTACAAGACCAAATTTGAACACCAAACGACAAACCTGATCCAAGCGGATACGGCTCGCTTTGGTCAGAAAACCGCTATAATCACCTGCCGGGTTGGTCGCAGGGAAAACTAGAATAGGTCCTTCTTGATGTCCTAGGGTAGGCCAGAGGATAGCTTGTGAAGGGCCGCCGGTCGGATTACCCGTATCCTCGTAGATGGTGTCCTCAAACACGCCATTCTGAGACAACTTATACGTCGCTGGCGGCCCCACAATATCAACGATGGTCGATGCGGTCAGTAGACCAATCCAGTCGGCAAACCGCGGAGCCTGATTCTGCCGCACGGTGACAGAACCATCTAGCTCGGGAAGCAGCGTGGCGTTGTCGAAACGAACCGTCTTGGCACGAGCCGCTGACCCGTAAGCAGTGTCGTTGGTCGCGTTGTCAACGCCAAAGTCTTTTGAGCCTGACTTCTCCGCGAAGAACACTTCACGCCGAAGCACAACCACTCGCGGAGTCGAGCCTCCGAGACCAGGATCGCTGATCGTAGTTGGAAGGCTCGTGATTCCCCCAAGAGCCGTCACTTGCCGACCCAGAACCGAAACATCGCGCGTCTCCGAGTAACCCCAGAGACCGAAGCTAGCTCCGGTGTCGGTGTCATCGAGGATCTCAAAGACGCCAGTGCTCGGTCCGGTCCAGATCTGATCGAGCACGATCTCTACAGGGTTCGGAGCAACACCACTCGCCCCAACGTATGGAGGCGTAGGCGTACCAGCGGCGTTCGTGTTGGCGAGATCGATGCCCGCGCGGACACGACCGCTGTAGAGATCGATGTCGTCTGTTCCAGGGCGACCAACTACTCGCGCACCCGTACCAAGCTGGCTTTCTTCCATCGAGAAGGGCACGCAAGCAGCAAACAGAACAACCTCCAGCCGAGGATTTGTCGTCCCGGCTCCTCCGATGATCCCGTTGGGAATGATGTCGCCCACGCCACCATTGGAAACAACAGGCGGCTCATGGCTCAGCCGAACGAGACCCGCAGAATAGTCAACTTCAAGGTACTGGTCCTCGGTGACCGCAGGACTGATCACGAGATTGCCGCGCGTCTCGATAGGTTTGTCAAAGTCGGGAATCGGATTGTCCGAGCCGTCATTCTTCGCCGGATACAAGACCATGCGGAAGCCCAGATCGAGCAAGCTGCCCGGATTCGGGGCTTCATCAAGCGCTGCGGGAACGACCCGTTTGGACGTGTCCCAGATCGCCTTGTCCGGCCCAGAGAAACTCGACCCGCCAGGTTGTGATGTACCCGCTACGCCCTGAGAAATCTGCTTCTCGAAACGAGCAACTTCGTGGGGATCGATGAGGTTCTGGAGCCGACAGGCTTCCACCTTGTCAACATTGAACGGCCCTTGCCAGAGATCGGAAACCGGATCGTGAACCGTGTACACCAAGTCATGCTTGGGGCCTACGGCATCCTGCAAGAACGGCCCAGGGCCGAAGTACGTGTGGCCTGTCTCGGGCGCAACCTCTGCGGTACGACCCAACACGAAACCAGTCGGAGGCCCTACCTCCACGTCGTAGCAAGGGAACCATCCAAGCGTCGCGGCCGGAGTACCAAACGTCAGATCCGTGTCATCCTCAGACTGGATGTCGTAGACCCGAAGAATGCGGCCAACATCCGCGCCGCTCGATGCAATCGGCGTCGAAGGATGGTCGGAGATGAACGTCAGACCAATCTCATTCGTGGGCGTCGCCGCAGCCGTGGTGTCTACTTGAGCCAGTCCCTTGCGCAAGGGAATCGGAATCGGCATCGTCATCCGACCCAGATACCTATCCGCGCTCCCTAGAACACCCGAAGGCGTCTCGCCTGGGTTGGCGTCAAAACCTCCCTGCCGCCATGCTCCAGAGCCCCCATCGTACGGAGGGTACAGATCGGACGATGCTGAGACCTCGGGCGACACTACAGCAAACACACGTTCTTGCCCTGGCCCAGGACCCGAGTCGGGAATGGCTGCAAGCCGTGTCACGTAGGGCTTGATGACCGTGATCGCACGAATCGTTCGCGGAAATGGGCCCGTCAGATCGAAGTAGGGCGCGAGCGACTTGTTCGGATGTAGCTCAAGCGTGTCTGTTGTCGCGCTGGCAACACGGAAGATCTCGTAGCGTGCCGTGTCGATAAACTCCGGCCGCGCTCCCATTGCGGTTTCGCCGGCTGGAATCGAGCCTGCATTGGCTCCGTCATCTGTGATAATGACATACAAGCCACCGTTCGGCTCAGCCGAATCTCCGATCGTGAACACTGGAATGTCTGCACCGTAGCCGTCCGCCAACGTAGAGGCGACTGCGGGGTTTCCATCCGGTCGCGTGAACATCGTAAGCTCATCGCCACCATTCGGACCCGTAGCGAGATTGACTTGCCAGGTCCAGTCACAGAAAGGCGATTTGAGCGTAGGGCCTACAACTTCGTAGCTGATCGGATGACCGACTAGAGCCGGACCTTTGTACCCAAACCGATTGGTTCGCCAATTGAAGGGCACAAAGTCAATGTCTGGCACGCCCCGACGACCGAGTTTGGTCGTCTTGGCACGGATCGGAATCGGAACCTCACTCGTGTCAGCCCTGGCCTCGTTGGTCGCATTCGCCGTGATCCCAGCACCGTATCCGTAGTTGTACGAAGCCGCCCACGAACCCGAAAACCCACGGATAATGTCGGCCGCAAGTACCGATCTAGCCGCCGTACTGGAGGTTTCGCGCTCAAAGTGCTCCTGCCAAGGCTGACGTGAAGTAGTCGTGGCCGCAGCTTTCGCCAGCGCCTTGCGTAGCTCTTCGAGTTTCTCTTCATCGAGATCGGTGAAGTCAACCATGTCTCTACTCCGGCCGGAGAATCTCGATGCCTACCAGACCCACCATGTTAGCCGTGCTGTCATCTGGACCGCCCGACACCCAATCCAAAACGGTTGCCGCAGCCTGTTTGATGATGACACGAACGAGAATGGGGACCTCACCATCGCTGTTCACGGCCAAGTTGATCGCGGGCCCTACGTTGACGAGCACATCGCTTATCCGGTGTCCGTACTGTGCGTCGCGGCTATCGACCGTTTGCGTTCCGATGACCTTGCATCCAGCTCCGTCGAGTAAGGGATCTTGCTTCGACGGCCCAAAACCATCCCGCCGCCCAAGGTCCATCCAAGTCGTGAGCCCTGGCACCTTGACCATGATGGCCATGAAAACCGATCCGGGCCCCGGCGCAGCATACTCGTAGTCGGAAAGATTCAACCCGTGAACGCGAACACGGAAAAACGATTGCCCAGCAACCTGCCCTACGATCGGGCTCGCGTCCCTGGAGAAACCGAGATCGAAAGCACGTAGGTACTCTCGCTGTGCGTCAGCGACTCCGCTGTAGTCAAACTGCGTTGGCGTGACATCGCCCGGACTGGCGGGACGATAGCCAACCGTGTAGTCAATATGCGGGTAAAGGACAATCCCACGGGAAGGTAGCGGCGCTATCACCCCATCCGAGATTGGCGGGTTGCGATCGGGCAACCCTGCTACTTGAGCTTCTGATGCAACGGTCGGCGCTGTAGCCAAATCTTTCGTGTAGTGGTCTTGCTGAATGAACGAAAGTATCGTGGCAGTACCGTTTGCTCCTACACGAACAGGAACATCGATGAAACCGCTCGGACCAAACGGTAATCCAGGCCCAGCCAAGTTACCCTTCGACCCATCCCAAGTCGGGTCAAAGGCTCCGGCATCAAATGTGTTAATTGCGTAGCGATAGACCTCATCCAAGAACCTCTCTTCGGTGTCCTTGAGAGAAGTCTCCAGGCTCGCGCGTGCGGGACTACCTGAGCCGCCTGTTTGGAAGTTGCCATACACGCCGATGTCATCGGTTGGGTTCTGGCTCGTGCTGTGGAACAGAAAGAGAGTGCCGCCAGGACGGGGGAACAGAGCCTCAAGAACCGTGTCCGCAGGAAGCTGATGCCCAAGAGGCTTTCGGAAGAAAGCTCGAATGCGAGCATCCGTCGAGAAGTGCGGAAGATTCTGGTCCCCGTTGAACGTCATTGGATCAGCCGGAACCAAGAGAAGGTCGGCCGTATCCGCCGGAAGAGGACCATTAAGAACGCTCCAAGGACCGTGACCGCTTGCGCTATCTAGCTGATCGTAGCGGAATTCGATACGCTCACCACCCGGACCACCACTCACCGTGCCAGCAAAAGTAGCCGTGGCACTCGGTGCGTTCGTGCTACCGGGCTCGGCACCGAAGATACCCTGAAACACGAACAGAGGATCTTGATGCCATATCCCCCAAGAGACCTCAACGGATGTTATTGGATTATTCCCTAATCTGTAGCTGTTCTCCCACACATCGCTGAGCGTGAGATTCATGTTGGGAATCGTCCACTTGGAACCCACCGTCCCAGGAACCCAATACTTGATCCCCGAAACCGCCATCACTTCGTCCACAGTCACGAACACGTCGTAACCAATGGCATCGATGGTGAACGTCGTGAAGTCGTCTGGATCTTCGTAGATGGCACCACGCACCACGTGGTATCCCGGCGACACGTCAAACGGAGGAGCGGGCTCAGCCAGATTGTCTGTGCTCTCGGGAGACGAGTAGTCGAGCAAGCTGGAGCTATAGATCTCGTATCCGTCCGTCACATCGTCCGGCAAGATGCCGTCTCGTGCCCACTTCTCAAAGTCCCCCTCCTTCTGGAAATGAACGAGCAACCAGGATCCGTGATCGGTCGGCGCGGGCCAGACGTTGTGCTGGAACGTGAACCGGTGGCGATAGCGAGCAAGCTGGAATTGCCAATAGTCGTCTGGCAAGTCCGCGTAGTCTCCCGCTTGTATCAAGAGCGTCGCGAAGTCGGCTGACACGTCTGGCTTGTCGAAGTAGCGAAACTTCTCAGTCGCGGGCGTGTAGGGAAGCCCGGTGACGCCACCAAAGCCATCAGCCGTATCGCTGTAGTCACTCAGATACGGAAGCCTGTAGCGGAAGAAGTTGTTGTCGTTGCCTCCGCCGGTCGCCGCAGTCGTGCCTCCCAAGATGGGGATTCCACCGACCACCACCGGGACACCCGCGTTGGGATCTGTGCCCAAGCGAACCTGTCCGGCTCCGGGGTCGGGCACGTTGTAGGGAGCGGGCAAAGGAGCCCCAGAGCCTTGCACCAAGCCCGTGTGTAGCTCACGAAGCTGATACTGACCCGCCGCGCGGCCCGGATAGGCGAAGATGTTGGGATCGCCCTCTGTGAAGATCCCTCCGGGCGCTCCA